GGCGTTACCGCCGTCGCCGGTTGCCAATGTACTCTATCTGGTGAAGGAATAAGATGTCGGCAAATGTAGGTACATATTCTATTGGGGAACTCTATGTAGGCTCTGACAAAATCAAAGAGGCCTATATAGGTTCTGACTTGGTATATCAAGCTTTGAAATTACCAGTCAAAACATTCAGATTCAAATTTACCGATACTTCATTCAACCCATCAACCACACTTGCTTCTGCTAAACTTACTTGGACGGTAGCTGATGCTTCTCGTGGCTTGTGGGATGCAACGTCTATACAATCCGGTAATACACCTTACGTAGATTTGTTTAGGTCACTATTGTCTACGACTAATATGGGTACTGTTCGATCTGAACTTATAGGGGCCAATACATCAGATATGACTGATGCTACTGGGCTATTTAGAGCCTGCAGTGCTTTGACTAGTATTGGTAAAATGGATTTATCTAATGTTACAATAGCTAACTATATGTGCGTTGATTGCTCTAATCTGTCATATTTCCCAAATTTGAAAATGGATAGTCTCTCAGTAGCTAACGCAATGTTTTACCAGTGTGTATCACTTCGAAAAGTTCCAGATTTAGGACAATTACCTAGCATAACCAATGTTGGTGGTATGTTTCAGAATTGTAGAAATGTAGAATCTGGTACTTTAGCGATGTATAACATTTTGTCAGCTCGTATTACTACTGCCGCTAATTATAGATACTGTTTTACTAACTGTGGTGTCTATACTTCGTCTGGAGCAGCAGAACTTGCACAAATCCCAAGTGATTGGAAATAACAACAAAGAGGAATGATTAACTATGTCAAAGAATATCGGAATTGGAGAAGTCAGAACATCGCTCCGCGAGAGCGACCACACGCAATGGAACTGCGGTATGGGCCTGTATGACCCATCCAAGGTGTTCTTCCGCGAAGACGCCGACGGTAAAGTCTACGTCGACGGCAAACTGTGCCGCATAGTAACAAATGCCGCAGACGCGAACCTTGTTAAGATTGGCGACAAGTTGTACAAGTTCGTAAAGATCGGTGACCAAGTATGGCTTGCCGAGAACTTGGAATTGCCGTTTGCTAACACATCATACTATAACAATGACCCATCGCAGTCGTATGGTCTGCTATATCGTGGTCAAGATATGGGTACCTTGAACGACTACTTGCTTGATAACAACGTTGGATGGCACGTGCCTACAATGGATGAAATCAACACCCTTATTACAAATGCTGGTGGTCAAAATGATGCTGGTACACATCTGAAATCTACGACCTCGTGGGATTCTGGTAATGGTGATAATTCTACTGGGTTTGATATGAAGGCAGCCGGTATTAAAATTGGCTCTACTTATGGTTATAAAGGAACCAATGGCTCAATCTGGTCTTGTGTGTTAGCACCGGATTTATCGACACCATCTACCAATAGAATGTCATTAGGAGTTGGCCCTGGTGCGTATACTAATACGTTGGCTTGGGGCTTTGCTGTTCCAGTTCGTCTTACCAAAGATACTGACCCAGTTACTGCTGGCGGTAATACTTATAAAACCGCTAAGATCGGTGACCAGATTTGGACTATTGAAAACCTTGACTGGATTGTTCCGGGCATGGCATATAACGTAACGACTATTCCTGGTACACCAGCAGTATGGTATTATAACTATGAAGATGAAGAACCAAAAGAACACGCCGGTGCTCTCTATAATGCTTATGCTGCTAAGTATATCAATGATAACAATTTGATTCCTGGTTGGCACGTTCCATGTTATGGTGAGGTTCAAGAACTTATTAGTTATATTGGTGGTACATCTGGCGGCGGTGTGAAACTTAGAAATTTGACTGGTTGGGTATCTGAATCCTCAGGCGCAACCAACGACTATCGTTTCAATGCTATTCCAGCTGGTAATAGAAGTACAACACCCGCATTCGTAAACCTATCCAATTATGCTTTGTTCTATACCGAAACTATTGACGGTACTGATGCTTATCGTCTAAACATAAATGAAACAAAGGATATTGCCTTCGGTAAAACTACAGCAAAGAATGGTTTGTCTATTCGTCTTGTAAAAGATACTGAACCAGTTGAAATTGGTGGTAAGAAATATAAAACTACTAAGATTGGAAACCAGTTATGGATGTCTGAAAACCTTGACTATATCTTTGAAGGACTAAATGTTGGTGGTGCTACTTTACAGTCTGATGTTCATGCTTGGTATTTCAATAATGACCCAGAACAGTCTGAAGGTTTGTTATACAATGGTTATGCTGCTAAATATCTAGCTGACCACCCAGAATTGTTACCAGAAGGTTGGAAAGTTCCTGAAACTTCAGATTTCGGTGTATTACACGTTTCTGTTGGTGGGGCCAATACAGCAGGTAATCATTTGAAAACACCAGGTACAATGAAAGGTATAAATTCATATCGTTTCAATGGTTTAGCAACTGGTATGATTCGTTCTAATGGTGCTTTTACAGACAGAACTACATATTTACGTTTATGGACACCTAATGTTTCACAAAACGATGATACAGCACAGCAGTTCCTAACACTTGAATATGATAAAAATACGGCTACAGTTGTTTCTTTTCCTAATGACAAAAATGTCGCTTATTCTATTCGTCTTGTAAAGAACTTGACTGCTTCTGATTCTAAAGGTCTTCTCTCTACCGTCGTCGATGACGGTAACGAAGACGGTAAGCCAATCGAGGACGAGAAGGAATCTGTGCCGACGAAGTCGGAAGTCAAGGAATCCGTATCCGAAACCAAGAAATCCGTGAACAACGACATTGGGGGTGAAAAATGAATGACGTTATAGCAACAATTCTTCCGTACATTCCGTCCAGTGCATTGCCGGTCATACTGGTGGTGCTTGGTGGACTGTACATCTACCGTAAGATCGACGGCGAGCGCAAGGCGACCGCGTCACAGCGAGACGAGGAATTTGCCAAGGTGCACGACACGCTTCTGCAGCACGGGTTCGAAATCACGAATCTGAAGGGAACTTCCACCCATCACGAGGAGGTTCTCGACGACTTGCGTAACCAAGTTGGTGTCTTGAACTCAAATATCGTTAAGCTTACCGTAACCGTAGAGAACCTGGGTGACTCCATCAAGTCGATTGCACGGAACGGATGATACTGACGCTATTGTTCATCGGAGCAGTCCTATTCACCGGTCGTCTATGCTTCAATGTGGAAGACTGGGCGTCCGGTGAACATTCGCTGCGCTAATTTTATAGAGAGGAAAAATTAAATGAATGAGTCAGCAGTTACCATAATTGACAAGTGCCGCACGTTTTTGCGCAAGAGTTCACAGCGGTACAATAGCGAGGTTACGCGGCAAATTTCTGATTTGGAGGCCTTTAACGGCAATTTCTGGACGGACACGGTACGCAAGACCTACCTGAGAACCGCAAAACGCAAGTTCTGTCTGCATTTTTCGGACTGGTCTGTTTTGGCTAATGCCATCGTGTCTCCGTATGCGAGGTCTCCGTGGCATAACGAGTTGCTGAATCGAAACGGTGCGGAAGACACTCAGGAATCGATCAATTCGTTCGAACAGGATGCGGACATCAAGCACGAAGAGAAGAAAGCTATGCTTCGCGCTGTCGTTTGTGGTGCCGGATACCTGGTGATGACTACCGTGGAAGACGAGGTCACCGGCGAGACTAAGATTACTGCCGAATTCGTGAACCGCCAAGGCTCCGTTGCTCTTGACCCAATGTGCGAGAAGTCTGACGCGTCTGACGCCGAAGAAGGCGCAATCGTCAACTATATATCCGTATCAAAGGCCAAGCGACTGTATGGCGAGGACGTGCTTCCCTATAAGTATCCTGAAAACCAGCCCAGACTCAATTTCTCCGATATTGACCAGTGGCCGAACCTAGAGGACTGCGTCCAGATTGTTTCGTACTATGTCAAGAATGAGAACGGTTTTGTTGACTATTACAAAATTTGCGGCAATATGGTGGTTGAGGCGGTTGAGCTTCCTATCAGGACCATACCCATCGTTCGCTTCTCTGGCTACGAGAAATACGCCCAGGACGGCGTTAAATATGCCGGAATCGTCGACAAGACTTGGAGCTTGCAGCTTGGCCTGAACATTGCTTATTCGACGCTGATGGAACGTGCCAACCGGTCAATCAAAGCCAACGTGCTAATGTCTGACAAGGCTGGCGAGAACCTTGCGACCTATTACGAGAAGAAGGAAGATGAAGACGGCTCCGTCATTATGTATCGCCAGGGTGCGGATGTTCCACAGGTTATCCGTGAATCCTTCGAGACCGGCGACCTGACTTCCATCATCGACACTACGCGTAACTTGATTGCCGACGTAATCGGAATCCCGTTGGCCGGAATCATCGGAGATACCGACAAGACGGCAGTCGAGATCCTTATCCAGAACAACAATAAGGAATCCAACGTAGCAATCTTCTTCGACAATGCCTACAAGGCAACCAGGACCATCGGTCGCATTCTTATCGAACTGTTGACCGGCGGTGTTGACCTTCCGTTCGAACTCGAAAACGGGCCCGACGTGATTACGAACAACTTGAAGCACCGTCAGGAACTCAATGCGATCGCCCAGCTGATGCCGCAGGAAATGCAGCCTATTGTAGCTGTGCATATGTGCAGCACGATTGATTCTGACTTTGTCAAGGGAATTCGTAGCGACATCATTGCAAACCTTGGCAATGACTTGAAGATTGTGTCCGAACAGCCGACTGACGCGGTCGCGATACATCAGCTTGACCAGATGCGCAACACTCTTGACGAGGCTATGAAGAAGATTGATGAGCTGACGAAGGAGAACAACGAGCTCCGTATGGACAGCCAGAGTATGGCACTTCAGTTGCAGAACACCAAGGAACGCAATATGATCACGCTTGCCCAGCATCAAGACAAGATGGCACTTGAATAGGCCAAGATTGACCT